TTAACTAGACTTTGCTCTTTGTAAAGCAGCATTCCATAAGCTTAAATGATACTCACGTTGATCATTGCTCATATTCGGCTCAAAAGCTCGATCTAACTGCCAAGATTCTGAAATTTCATTTAGATTAGTAAATACATTGGTTTTAAGACCTGCCATAGCTGCCGCTCCCCATGCGGTAGACTCCAAAAGCTTTGGACGTAATACAGGGACATTTAAAATGTCAGCTTGAAATTGCATCAGCATATCATTTTGGCTTGCTCCACCATCTACACGGAGTTCTTTTAAAGGCTGAGAAATATCCGACTGCATTGCTGTAAGGACATCGGAAACTTGAAATGCGATAGATTCCAAAGCTGCTCTGGCAATATGTGACTTATTGGTTCCGCGTGACATGCCACAGAGTAATGCACGCGCATCACTGTCCCAATGCGGTGCCCCCAAACCTGTAAATGCAGGTACAAGCACAACACCATCAGTCGTGTTGACTTGGCATGCCAACTTTTCTACTTCAGCACTGTTTTTGATAATGCCTAAACCATCTCGCAACCATTGCACGATTGCTCCTGCCATAAACACACTGCCTTCAAGGGCATAGTTAGAGTGGTTTTGACAGTTCCATGCTAAGGTCGTGAGCAGTTTATTTTGACTATACTGAATTTCGTTTCCTGTGTTGAATAGCATAAAGCAGCCCGTGCCATAGGTATTTTTTGCTGTACCTACTTCAAAACAAGATTGACCAAATAGCGCAGATTGTTGATCACCTAATACACCACAAATTGGAATTTCAGCACCCAATAATCCTGTTGCTGTATTGGCAATATAACAGTCTGATTGAATAATTTGAGGAAGCACACTTGAGGGAATATTAAATATTTCTAAGAGTTCTTGGTCCCATTGCTGAGTTTTTAAATCCATCAACATGGTACGAGACGCATTACTGGCTTCGATCACATGTTCTGAGCCTTGGGTTAAATTCCAGATCAGCCAACTATCAATTGTTCCAAAAGCAACATGGTTTTGCTCAGCCAATTGTCTTAATCCTTCGACATTGTCCAATAGCCAAACCAACTTTCCTGCACTGAAATAAGGATCAATTCTTAATCCTGTTTTTTTGTGAATTTTTTCAGATAAATTTTGCTGGCTCAATTGATTACACCAGTCAGTTGCACGTCGATCTTGCCAAACAATAGCAGGGGCAAGTGGCTTTCCATTTCTTTTGTCCCATACAACGGTTGTTTCGCGTTGATTGGTTAAGCCGAGGGCTTTGATGTCTTTGGCAAGTAATCTGGCAGAGGCAATTGCTTGTTGAACCACGGCAATTTGTGTGGTCCATATTTCCATCGCATCTTGTTCTACCCATCCCGAATGCGGCGTTTTGATTTGGATTTCACGTTGTGCTGAAGCATATACTTTTCCATGCTCATCAAAGATGATTGCACGGCTAGAGGTCGTTCCTTGATCAAGTGAGAGTAAATAGCTCATCTTTTTTATATTTGTCCCTTGAAAAATACTGATAGTAGCGCAATTATAGGACTAGGCGCATCATTTAGAATAAATGTCGTGAATTATCTGCTTAATTTACAACATTTATGTTATGATGAGTTTGTTATCAGGGGATGTTATTGGCTTCGACGCTGATGATGAAGCTCATAGATGCATGCCGAGAGCGCATTTTCTCTCGTAAATAAAATTTGCATATTTTAGTCGCAAACGACGAATCTTACGCTCTAGCTGCCTAAGGGCAGTTTGTCCGCTTCACTGAATACTTGTGGTCAGTGAACCCGACCGAAGCGCACGCACACAAGTCCGTATAAAGTCAAGCCTCGGGGCTTTGTACTAAATTTAGAGGATCGCGTTTTGTACCCTGTTCGTCGGGTCACTTAGCGTTAAAATAATTGACGATATCTAAGCATGTAGTATTCTCGAGTGTAGTGTTGGCGGACGCGGGTTCAACTCCCGCCATCTCCACCAAATTTTTTATTATAAATCAGCCACTTATCATAAGTGGCTTTTTTATTGCCACATTTTTGCCACACTTACCACTTTTTGCGCCACATTCTTATAAATATAAAAAAGGCACTTATTAAGTGCCTGTATTTAGTTTTGCCATCTCAATCCTGTTTTTATCACCATGAATCCATTTCGCATATCGCTTAATTAGCATTTGCAAGCTATGGCCGAGTTGATCGGCAACAAATACAGGATTAACACCATCCATTAATAACATTGTGGCGTAAGTATGACGTGCGTTGTATGCAGGTCTATGACGAATCATGCATGATTTCATTGCTTCGACTAAGCGATTTCTTGGTGGCTTTTCATTAAAAAAAGGCTCGTTAGTTTCAGGACAAATCATCACATAATCATTGTGAAGCTTTAAACCTTTAATTGCATTTAATGCTTCTTTTGATCTGTCATTTAAATATACTTCACGTGCAGTATGAGTCTTGGTTACATTTTTTTCATGCCCACGTACACGGCTTTTATTTATACGCATTGTTCCGTTAAACCAATCTATGTCTGACCACCTTAATGCGATTAATTCAGATGGTCGGCAGCCACACCAAAATGCCAGTTCATAATACCAATAATAAAAATGATCTTTATCTTTCAAATTTGCTTTTAACCAATTTAATAACGTATTCATTTCATCACGGCTAAATGGATCTGGAATATCAATCTGTACTTTTTTATTTTTAATATGTTGTATAGGATTTTCTGTAATATATCCATTCTCAATAGCTGCATTAAAAACGCCACGCAGGGGAATTAAGCAATTATTTAGTGTCTTGGTTGTTTTATAGTCGGCATCAATAATTAATTCTTTAATATCATTGCTGGTAATACGATGAATTGGCACTAAAGCTAGGTGTGGCATCCAGTGTTTCTGTAAAATATTACGATAACCTTTCTTTGTATCAAGATTGCTTTCACATTGTTTTAGATACTTTTGTGCTACTTCTTGAAATAGAACACCATCACTGACGATTACATGTGTTTCATCAATTGTTTGACCTCTTGCCTGAGCAAGGTCATGCTCAGTCAAGATTCCCCATTTTGCCTTATTTTTTAATTCACCTCTAATTTTAGCGGCTGCGCTAATACCTTCCGCACTCGTGGGATGCGGGAGGGTGATGTAGTACCGTTTTTTGTTGTGGGTAAAGTTGATTTCGATTGCGCCATCTCTGATCCGCACGCCCGCAGGTAACGTGTTTCCGCTTGCTCTGTCAACCATTGGTTATAACCTCTTAAAGAATAATAAATATTGCCATCTTGTTTTGACCAAACTAAATCTTCTGGCCATTTCTTTTTTCGATGTGAAAGCTTTTGCTCTTCAATTCCTGTTAGCTTTGAAAATTGGCAAGCATCTACCCAATCTATCGGAGTCAATCCAAGTTCTATAAGGGCTTCCAGAATTTCATTATTCATGTTGTCTCCCTTTCATCTAAAACTTGAGCAAATAGCATTGCTCCAGTTCTTAAACGATTTGCCATTTTTGCAGCTGCTGGTTCATCATATGTCGCCATGTCATCTCTAAATTTTGGTAGTGGAAGCGTTAAGCCTGCTTTGGAAAATTCATGAGTGACATGCGCTACAATCTTGTTTTCCATCTTCTTTTTTAATGGAGTGTTTTGGAGTTGGTCAGTTAAAGTCATTCTCTTATACCTTTCTCAACTTCTAAAGCGGTTGCAACTCTAAGTTCAGAAGCAAATGCATGACCTAAACCACCAGGTAATTCAATAGTAACCATTTCCATACCAGCGTTTTTATAGTTTCCGCGTTTAACTGTCATAACCAAGTTATTAGGAACATCTTTATTCGAAAAAACTACTTTGTTGTTAAGTTTAAATTTAGTCATGACTTTTCCCTTGATTAGTAATAAGTTGGGCTATACGGAATATCGTGTGGAAAAGCCATAAAAACAAATCCACACGAAACGACTTATTGAGTGGAAACTTCAAGATTAGCAAGTGTTTCTGCAATATTGTTGCGCTTTATTAATGATTGCGTCCAATCACTATGCAAGTTGAAGTTAGGGGCTTCTTTCATTGAAATATCTTTACCCCAAAAATCACCGCGTTCTGAAATATGTGGCTCATTTTTTGTATACCAAGCCCCTCCATCTGCATCCACGCTGTAATAAACGTATTCAGCATCAACCCCAATAAATACAGCTTCTTCATTCCCGAAAGCTGATTTTTTTAAGTCAGCTAGTGTGACTTCTTTGTGTTTATGGGCATTGAAGTATCCATAAGCTGAGTTGGGACTAAGTAAATCAGCCCCTTCAACGTCAAAATAATCAGCAAGAATGCGCCCATCATCGTATGTGTATAGATAGGGTGCCGTGCAAGGTTCTGTGCAATTACCGCCCCAGTGATAACCTAATTTAATAAGCGCGTCCCATGCTTGTTTAAATTCAGAATGGTTTGCCAGTTTGATTTTTAGTGCTTGTTTCATAGTATTGCCTTTTTAAAATTACACACGTTATTCCGAAATACGGATTTTTCTTAAAACTTAAATTCCACTACTTATTCCGCATAGCCATAAGTTGTTCTGTTTGAGCATTGAAAACCTTGATGAAATCATTACCATGCTTAATGGCTATAAACTGCTTTGCCTGGTGAATCGCATCATCCAGGGCATTATGTTTATTTCCTTCGAATGGAATTTCAATTGGTTGAGACATTTTTAAGAACGTGCGGAAGCACATTTCTTGATAAAATTCCCAAGGCTGATCAATTTTGAGTTTGTTTAAAATATTGTTTGCCCAACGAATATCAGCAATTGAACCTTTACTCCAAATTTCCTTGCAGTCATTTTTTTTATAGAAATCGACAAGCATACCCATTGCATAGCCAATGTTAGTCTCACCGCCAAAAGCTGCTTTACGTGCTTCGTCAGACTGTTTTTCCCACCACCATGTCGTGCTCAAAGATTCTGTGCACCCTATGACTTGGCAACTGGAGGTATTTATCTTTTCAAATAGTGTGTCAATAATTCCATCTTCATTAAATACACATGCGCCCATGCTCAAAATAATAGGGCATTCGCCTATATCTAAAGTTTCGAAATCAAGCATTAATCTGTTCATGCTGCGCCCTCATTTTTACGACGTTTGATAGTCTGCTTTCTTGCATGTTGATCACGGCAGACAAGACAAATATGTTCTTCACCATTACACTTAATTTTGAAAACTTGCTGACCATGATGTGAGCATTGACCAATAAATTCTGACTTTCCATTAGCTATGGCTTTTAATCGTGCAGTTTTATTTTTCACACGTCTTAATTGTTCTTGTGATCGAGATGAAACATTCTTTTCAGATTTTTCCCGATCTTCCTGGATACTGTTAGACATAATTCTGCGCATAGTATCTTGGGCGCTTGCTTTTTTGAGTGGGGAACGATTCCAATCTTGTGGATCGTTATTGCATCCAGAATGACCAAAAGGAATTTGAACAGGCTCTTCAAGATTTTGGCTCTTTAAAAACTCTTCCACCTGGTTGGCTAGCTCAATAGACTGCAATTTTTTGGCGAATACATCGTGATCAATATTAGTGTTCATTTTTGATCCCCAAGTCATAGTGAAGCTGTTCAGCAGTTTTTTGATCAATTGTGGCTACTGCAATATGAGATCCACCGAAGTGAAAAGAACAAACCCAATCCTTGTCTTGTGGGCGAATAGCAACGTTTGTCACTTTAGTGATGTCGATTGCATGCTTTACATGGTTTAAATCAATGAATCTAAGCATTAGAGTTTCTCCATGTAATCCACTGCAATGAATGCAGCAAGCAATAAAACGGTGAAGAGAGTACCGATGATTAATTCGTTTTTTGTCATGGCACATACTCCAAGGCTGTCTTTGCTTTTTCCAGATACTTGGCAATGTCTTGACCAGTCACTGCTTTACGCTGGAGCTTTGGCCAAGTGTCGATTACTGATTGAGATGGAATTAAAGCTTCAGCATCCCAGGCACCATTGGTGCATTCTTTATGATTTTTGATTTCTTGAAATGATTTTTCAGTCATCCAAATGCTATTACCATCTGTTGCTGAAAATTGATCGTTTACTGTGACATCACCAGCTTCAGTTTTGATAACTGTATTAATTGGTACAATTTGAACTTGTAAGCCTGTGAGTGTTGGAATTTTAATGTTCATACATGTTCCTCAACTAATTGTTTTCTATATTGGTTTCTAATGTTTCTATCGAAACTTAGTTTTTCTTTTTGGGTAATTTCTTTCGCTTCGAATGCAGCCAGGACAAATGCAAGTGATTCAGTTTGAGCATCTAAAAGCTTAGTTTTTGAAGTCGCATTTTTCAGTCTTTCTATAGCTGCATTAATCTGGTTTAAGCTGTTTTCAGAGCACATAACTTTCTCCAGATACGTTTCAAAAAACCAAATCTTTGTGGTTGGGCAAAGTCGGCTGCAAAGAGTCGCTTACTAACAGCTATATCGAAATTTTGAGAATTCACTTTTGATAACCTTTTTGGTATTTTGGTATTGGTAAGAATATTTATAATTGGTTTTGTTTGTCAATACTTTTAAATAAAAATAATTAGCTAAAAAGGTATTTTGTGTAATTTTTATGAACTTAAAATGTAAATATTAGACAAAAAAATACCAAAACATAATGTTTTGGTATTTTTTTAGAATTTAAAAGTATCAAAATGAATGTTTTTGGCTTGAGGGGTAGTAGGCTGTTACAGGATAAACATACTTTATTTCAGATATTTCAATACTTAATCTTTTTCCATCAAGTGTTTCAAACTCTTTCATCCCATCTCTTTCATATAGGAATTCGGCAAATTCAGGGATGTTATCTGATTTAACAAATACGACATCATCACCAGGTTCAAGAGTTTTTTTCGCATCACATACAATAAGATAACCAGTTTTATAAGGCTTTTGATATCCTGTTCCAGATACTTCAAATGCAACAGGTGCTTCCATGCTAGGTGGAACAAAAATATAACTTTTGGGGTCTGGAATTTCTGAAATTTGCAAATCTTGTCCTCTTTGAATTTTAATGATGTTTTTAATATTTAAAATTCTATAACCATTTTTGCTATTGTTGGAAGTATCTTCTGCTACTAAATTTGTATTTTCTAGCATTTCAGCGACATTCTTTGTCGCCTTCCCTGATTTATATACAACCCGAAAGACTTCTTCTTCTGTGTGTTCGTGATCTAACCACCCCTCTGGTAATTGGAATGCTTCAGTTATTTTTTTAGCATTATTTAAGCCTATGTTTTTAGGTGCATTCTCAGGAATGTATTGATTTAATAAGACATAATCAATTTTTACAATAGATGCAAAATCTTTACGTTCAAAATATTTAAGAAATTTGTTTAGATTATTTTTTCTAATATCTTTAACCGATAACATCTGGTTGTCTCCGATATATGTCGTATTGATAAAGTTACAAGTTACAAGTTACTTATTTGGCATTATGAAATAATAAAAGCTGTGAAAGAATTCCTAAAAAAAGCCTTATTAAATACTTATTTAATTAAAAGCTAATCAAAATAGTCAAAAAGGTATTGATTTAAAAAAACCAAAAAGGTATTTTTATACCAAATTTAATCAAAAAGGTTTTTTATGGTTAAGCCCTTTAACGAATATATTGATGAACTACATAAAAATGGTTCTCTTGATGATTATGCACTCCGTACAGGTACTACAAATAAGTATCTTTTTATTCAACTTAAGCATCGTAGACGCATTCCAAACAAAACATTTATGCAGGCCTTAGCTAAAGAGAGTAATGGAACTTTTAGTTATGAAGAACTTGTGCTCTGGTTCTATGAACTGAAAACAGCATAAAGCAGCATTTTTTTGATAAATATGACTAAATTTGAGATTTCTAAACATGAGAAATAAAACAGATGTTGTACTGTCACTTGAAATGGCACTGAAAGCGGCTGTTTATAGACCACAAGATGATTCTTTAATGGCACAAATTGCTGAAAAAAATTGCTTTAATATTAATACTTTTAGAAGTTCATTGAATCCAACCACTTCGACGCACAAAGCAAATATTTACCACTTTGAAGCAGTTCTGTCTGAGACTCAAGACAGCAGGATAATGGATTCAATATGTGCAATTCATGGTAATGCTGCTTGGTTTGAGCTTCCTCAAGTTATTGAAGATTTGGATCACGCTTCCTACATCACCAAAATTGGTGAACTTGCACAAGAGCAGGGCCATTTGTCTCAATCAATCGCTACAGCAATATCTGATGGGCGCATAACTCAGCATGAGCATGATGAAATTTATAAAGAGGTTTTTGATTTATTTAGAGTCACAGCCACTTTGCTTGCAATGGTGAAAAACCATAAGGAGCGAGATCATGGTTAAAAAGAAAGGATTTGAAATTAAAGATGTTAAAGAACGTTCTCATGGAATGTGGGATTCCATTTTTCCGCAATTTGCGATTACGATGCCAGCAAAACGAAGACATGCTCCTTGCCCAGCTTGTGGTGGAGAAGATCGTTTTTACTATGACGATAAACTAGGTTTTGGTGATTTCTTTTGTAATGGTTGTGGCGCTGGAGACGGGTTTGCACTGATTAGCAGAGTTTGTGAAGATTTAAGTTTTCCTAAAATTATTGAAGAAGTTGCATCAATAGTTGGTTTGAGTGCAGATTCGCAAATTACAGATGTAGAACGTGCGGAACTGCGTAAACAAGCAAAATTACGTGAGCAAAGACATCAACAAGAAAAGTTAAAAAAACAGGAAAATACGGCCAAAAAAGCACTTAGATTATGGAATAACACACATCTAAGCGAAGATCAGTGTTGTCCATATCTTGATCGAAAAAAAGTTCAAAATTTTGATTGTTTAATCAATTTTGATGGTGATTTGATCGTGCCACTATATGACGAGCAGCGGGTACTTTGGAATTTACAATATATTAAGCCCGATGGTTCCAAAACTTTTTTATCTGATGGCCGTAAAAAAGGATGTTTTCATTTTATTGGAACCGTTGAATTGGCAGATCCTGTCATTTGCATCGCTGAAGGTTACGCAACTGGTGCATCAATTCATATGGCTACAGGGCTTCCAGTGGTGATTGCATTTGATGCATTTAATCTATTACCTGTTGGGCAAAATATTCACAAAATGGAACCAAATGCAAAGTTAATTTACTGTGCAGATGATGATAGCGCAAAAGAGGATACAGGACGCAAATGCGCTGAAGAAGCTGTTGCTGTGACAGGCGGTGTCGTTATTATCCCAAACTTTGAACATGAGGCAACTGTATGAATGAGTCACAGATGTCACAGCAACAAGCATTAACTGACTTTAATGATCTTCACGTGAACTTTGGTTTAGATGCGGTCAAGGCGCAGGTGCAAAATGCAGTCTCAAACATCTTGCCTTTCCCCGCACCCCTTTCCCCAAGCCCTAACAAAAATTTGGGGCAAAGTGGCGAAAATATTCAGAATATCGATATTTCCGATGCTAGTGGGGAGGAGCGTAGCGACAATAGGGGGTCTAAGGGGGAGGATGGTACCTATACACTTGATTTAAATTCGAGCTTAGCGCGTTTTTGTGTCATTGAGGGACAGTCAAAATATTGGGATATGCATCGAAAAACTGAAATTAAAAAAACTGCATTTATCGATATGCTTGGAAAACAGCTTTATTCAGATTGGATGAATCATCCAAAACGGAAGTTAATTGATGCAAATTCAGTTAAGAATATCTTAAATAAGGATACTGCCAAGCTTGAACAAAATATGAATGATCGATTCATCATGCTTGAAGGGACTAGACAATCTTGGGATGTAAAACGACGTACTGTTGTCAGAAATGAGACGATCAAAGATAACTTCAGATCAGGCTTCGACGTTTGGATTAAATCAGAAACTAAAAAAATGATTTGGTTTGAAGATTTGGTTTTCAATCCGACAATGAATGTTAAATCTGGTCAGATAAATATGTTTGATGGATTGCCTATTGCACCGATGTTGAATGATGCTGATCAAATGATCCCATGCATTGCAGCGCGTGATATGTGTAAGCCGTTTATATATTTATTACAACATATCTGTAATAACGACAAAGATATTGTCGAGTGGATTATTAAATGGCTTGCTTTCCCATTGCAAAATCAAGGTTCAAAAATGGCGACTTCGATACTCATGCATGGTGAAACCCAGGGAGCAGGTAAATCCTTATTTTTTGGTAAGGTCATGCGTGAGATTTATGGAAAATATAGTGTGACACTTGGACAAAACGGACTTGAATCTATATATACCGATTGGGCAAAGCAGAAACTATATTGCCTTTTTGAAGAAATTTTTAATAACAAATCTAAGTACGGAATGATGGGGTTAATTAAACACATGATCACTGGTGAAACGATTCGAATTGAAGAAAAGTTCATGAGTGGATATGAGCAATCGAATCATATTAACTGTGTTTTTCTATCTAACGATACACAGCCATTACCACTTGAAGAAAAGGATAGACGTTTTCTTGTCGTAAAACCCTGTGGAAAATTGAGTGATTCAATTAAGAAGTCGGTGATTGAATGTATAGATAACGGTGGTGTAGATGCGTTTTATACGTATCTATTACAAATTCCATTGGATGGTTTTAATTCTCATACTGAACCGCCGATGACAGATGCCAAGACCGACATTATCCAATATGGTTTGCCATCATGGAAAATATTTTTTCAGCGGTGGCAGGGCGGTGAACTTGATTTGCCATTTTGTTGTTGTCTTTCAACAGACTTATTTACTGCATATATGTCATGGTGTAAGCGATCCCATGAGAAACCATTACCTGAAAATAAATTTTCATTCCAGATTGCAACTATTCCTGGTGTTTCTAAGCGACTTGCTCGTTATAAAGAGGATCAAAAAGGGTATGTTGAAAAGCCAAAGGAAAAGCAGAAAACAGTAATATTTGTTTCTGAGCCTGATCCATCACAAAATTTAGTTGATTGGGTAACTTCACAAATCAATATGTTTAGTGCTAAATTACATGGAGATGCACCAAGTGTATTGCCTTCATAATAAAAATATCGATTACCTGCCGTCTATGTTAAGGGCGTTAAGGGTAATGTTAAGGGTATATTCATCTACCCTTAACATCCTCAAACCATTATCACGCAATGTTTTTAGCACTTATGTTAAGAGTGTTAAGGGCTTCGTGCGCGCGCGCGCACGTGAGATAAAAAAATTCTTAATCAAGTTTAGATTTATTTCTTTAAAAAATCCTCTCACACGAGGAGACACACCCTTAACACTCTTAACACCCTTAACATATATTGATTTATATACATTTATTGTTTTATGTACCCTTAACACTACCCTTAACACCCTTAACATTTTTTAAAAAGGCACAACAAATGGAAAAAATTTTAAGATTATTAAATCCTAAATCTACAAATTTTGATTCAGTGGGTGGTGGATCTTATGGAGCTTTAACGACACAGGATGTTTGTGCTGCGATTACCTATGCGAAGTTATCAGCGATTGAGACTGAATTATTTAATTTATATGTATCAGGATCTAAAACTATAGAAATGATCGAAAAGTCAATTTCAGTTATTCATAGAGAGTTATTGATTAACCACGAAACCAGTGATGATGAGTTTCATAAATTAGGTTTATTTGTTGTTTTGGTTGAAATGTTCTGTTGTGCTGGAGATTACAAGCCTTCAGTTAGGAATAGAGCTATGATTGCAGGTGTAAGTAAAGATAAGATGCATCGTGTTATAAATCAATATGTTGAAAGTATCAGAGTAATAATTAATGTGTATTCAAATATCCTAAGCATTAAGATAAACAACCAAATATCATTATAATTAGCTAAAAAGGTATTTTTAGTATTGACAGTTGCGACAGTTTAGATATACATTTCACCACAATGAGTAATTGTAATTATTCAGCGCTGTAAGTTTCCCCAGAGTCGAAAGACTCTTTTCATACCACATGTTTCCCTCGGAGGTTCATGTGGTTTTTTTATGGTAGTTGTATGCTTAAACCCAGATATTAAAGATTACTAATTAGGTAAAGACTGTTTGAGTAATCACGCATAGAACCCGCGATAGAGGTTACAACCCGTGCAGTTCATCGAGCATGAATAGGATAAGCAGGAAAGCGACAATCAGACTTGGGAGTGATGCCCCGCCTTAAATTATGATTCGAAACCGAAAATTGATTAGTACCATGCCTATAAGGTGGCAATCAAAGTAGGGAGTAGCTATGGACCACAGCATAGAGCTTCTGTGGTGATCTCAATTGGAGTTTGTCATCATGGGAAAGAAAGCACCACAACGTGCTAAACGTCCATGCCTTGTATCGAGTTGCAAAGAATATGCAACCAATCAAGGTTACTGTGACAATCATCAAGATAAGATTCGAAAGAAAGATCGGGAGCGTGGTACAGCGCACCAGCGTGGCTATGATGCACGATGGGAAAAAGAACGGCTTCAACACTTGGCTGAAAATCCGCTTTGTGCTGATCATCAGAAGCGTGGATATATTGAAGTGGCCACTGTAGTGGATCACATCATTCCGCATAAGGGCGACAAAGAATTATTCTGGGATAAGAACAATTGGCAATCATTATGCAAGTCATGCCATGACCGCAAGACACAGTTAGAAGATCGTGGCAGTTGGAACTATCAGCAGCAACCAGCTAAAGCAAACCTGAATAGTATTAACCCTTTCTTTGAGGGTGATATTGCTTTACCTGTTTCTGGTTTTGCATTTGAGTCGTTGAACTGCAAAGTTGATTCTAAGTTTGAAGTGATTGGTGTTGAGAGCAATTCAATCACCATTGAAGACAATGATGGCTTTACTCACCGCTTACATCATAGTCATTTCAAGAAGCAGGTTTGATTATGAATCATAAGAAATTTGAAGATGAATTTAAAAAGCTTCCATCTTATCAGCGATTAATCTTTATACATGGTGAACGTTTATTCATACGTGATGCAGATGTGTATCGTGTGATAGCAGTACAGGCTGCTTATGAATTTCAAGTGAGAAAATCATGAGTGAAGAAATATTATTACTTGGTGATCCCGTCTGTTATGTAGATTCTATTCCTGGTGCAGATGAAATTGGTGTTGTTACAAATTCTTGTATCACAAACTTCAAAGTACTTTGGAATGATGAAATACATTCAAGGACTGAAGTATACAGTAAGCTTCGACTTGCATCACTTGCAGAGGTTGATGCACAGACTCGGATAATTCAAAAGCATTTAGTAAATGCGAATTAATCTCAAAATAGGGGATAGGGGGTGTAAAGTCGTAAGGCCTTGCCCCTAGAAGACCGCCCCCCCGTCAAATTTTTACGTGGTCAAAATTCCATAGGGGGGTATACCTCTAATATTTAAATATTTTTAGATTTTTTGGAGGTGTCTATGTCAAATGCTGGAAGGCCTCCCAAATCTTTGCAAGAAAAACTCATGTCTGGTTCTCGTATTCGACCTGATCGTGATGAAGATGCTCAAGTAGCAAATGCAGCAGTAGATTTGGGACTACCCCCATGTCCAACATGGCTAAATGCAAAAGCAAAAAAACACTGGGATATGTTAGGGCCTAAGTTGGTTCAAGCTGGATTACTAGCAGTCGTTGATGGTGACGTCTTTGGATTGCATTGCGACAATATGGCTGTTTATGAAACAGTCATGGAAAAGTTAGTAGATATGGATTCTTGGGTTTCAAAAACGCCTAATGGTTTTGAAGTTCAAGCTGCTTGGCTACAGATTCGCAATAAATTGCAGGAACAAATTATTCGAACCGCGCGTGAATTTGGTTTAACTCCAGCTGCGCGTTCAACTGTCAAAGTTAATAAACAACAGCAACTAGATCTGTTGGGTGCTGAAAAATCTACCACAAGCAGCAATGATCCATATCTTAATTATGGGTTGAGGAATTAGTGAGTTTCATGCGTGATTATTTTCAAATTGCGCTTCAGTATTGTGACGATGTGCGAACTGGAGTGCGTACATCGGGGAAACTGGAAAAACTTGCAGTTAAAAGATTTTTAAATGATTTAACCCGTTCAGGCTGCCCAACAATTTCAGATAATCCAGATGTTGAATCTTTGTTGATTAAGCTGAAAGTAAGTACTAAACCTTCCGACATTGGATTTGATTATGAATTTGACGAAGAACGTGCAAGACATGCATGTTTTTTTGTCGAGACATGTCCTCATGTTTCAGGTGATTTAGCCAAATTAAAGCCAGATGGCACACGTAATTTAATGATTATGGAGCCTTGGCAGGTATTTGCTACGGTAAATATTTTTGGATGGGTAGATTCAGATGGTTTAAGACGGTTTTTGTATTTCTATATTGAGGTCGCTAAAAAAAATGGTAAGTCTACATGGATTGCAGCACTTGGCCTTTATATGGCCTTTATCGATGGTGAAATGGGAGCTGAAGTATATTCAGCTGCAACATCTAAAGATCAAGCAAACATCATTTTCCGTACTGCAAATAAAATGGTTGAGCTATCACCTTTCATGCAACAGCGTTTTGGTATTGAAGCGTCAAAATATTCAATTTTTCAACCAACCTCTGGTTCATTTTTTAAATCGCTATCACAAGATCGGGGCGGCACAAAAGACGGTCTGAATGTACACATGGCTGTTATTGATGAATTACATGCTCACAAAGATTCAAGCATGTACGATATTACAGCTGATGGTATTGCTGCACGATCACAACCTTTGGTTGGAGCTATTAGTACTGCGGGTGATGATAATTTAGGTGTATGTTATCGGGAAAGAACGACTGTTGAAAATGTACTCTTGGGTAAAGCAGTACACGAACAGTACTTTGGAATGATTTTCTGTTTAGATCGTGGGGATGATTGGAAAGATCCTAAAAATTGGCCGAAAGCCAACCCTAATTACGGTGTTTCAGTCACAATCAAATATTTACAAGCCAAATTTGAAAAAGTCATTATTTCACCTTCTCAAGAGGCTTTTTACCGTCAAAAGCACTTAAATGAGTGGGTTGGTGCTGTAAATGGCTGGATTGCGCCATCTTCATGGGAAAAATGCTATCGAAAAGTCAAAGAAGACGATTTCAAAGGATTACCAAACTTTGGCGGTTATGACTTGGCCAGTCGATTGGACTTGGCAAGTTGGGGTTCATTACGTCCACGACTTGAAGAAGATGGGAAAATTCATTGGCATGCATTTGCTCATTCTTACATTAATGAACGCGTAATTAAGACCAAACAAGCTATTAATGGTGAAAAACGACCAGATGAATATGCTGTATGGCGTGATCAAGGTTGGTTAAATGAAACAGCGGGTGAATCGACAGATTACAAACGTATTCAGCGTGATATTGAAAATGCACATATCGAAAGCCCATTTTATGAGGTTGGTCATGACCGATATCATGCGGAACAAGTTACAGCCAATTTACTAGATGAAGGTTTAAGTGTCATAGAAATCCCTCAAACCAAAGAATATTTGAGTCCTGCAATGCGTTGGATTGAAGTACTAATTGCTGAAGGGCGTTTTCATCACTCTGGAGATCCTGTACTGACTTGGTGCGCGACTAATGTTGTTGTCAAAGAAGATTCTAAGGAGCATATTTTTCCTAATAAGGTTTCACCAGGGAAAAAGATTGATGCGATGCAGGGAATTATTATTGCGGCAGTACGTGCACGGCATTTCGATAATGAAAGCGTATTTGATTTAGTACCAGGAGAGAATCCAGATGATTGGGATGCGGATGATTACATCAAAAATATGGTAGTGGGGCGACGATGACAGCACAAATTGCAAAAAGTCGGCTGTTTGAATGTCTTGAAAAGGACAAAATCCAGCGGGCAGTTAATGAAACCAAGGATATTCAGGCCAGAAGTACAGGCCCTGAAAGTCCAAAACGTGGGGTTTTAATTGATTTTCCACGATCCAATAGCCGAATAGCCAGTACCGCTACTTTTGAACGAGCAATGACGCTTTCAGCTGTCTTTGCTTGTCATAAAATCTTAGCTGAAACAGTTGCAAGTTTACCGCTTGAGATGTTCGTTTTTGACCAAAATCGGCATCGTAAACAGATATTTGACCATGATTTAGCGCGTTTATTTCGCAATAAACCGAATGATGATCAAACAAATATTGAGTTTAAAGAAACATTTATGCTGAATTTAATCAGTGGCAATGTATATGTGCGGAAATATTATTACCACAAACAACTTAATCAGCTTGAAGTCATCAATAATGCTTCAGTTTTACCAAAATTGAATGATAAAGGCAAAAAAGAGTACCACATCACTTATTTTGATGGGAAAAAGGAAGTTTTAACAGATAAAGAGATTTGGCACGTTAGATTATTTGGTACTGGCTTGGTTGGAATGTCGCCTTTGGCATTTGGTGCTAGATCAATCGGAATTGGGTTGGCAACCGATGATAAAGTCGGACGAGTCATGGAAAATGGCGCAAAACCATCGGGAACGCTTTCAACTGATAAAACTTTGAAAAAAGAACAACGTGATGCACTCCGTCAGGAAATGTCAGACCTAGTTTCTGGTGATGATTGGTTTCTTCCAGTCCTAGAAGGTGGCTTAAAATTTGAAAAAATAAGCTTAACACCTGAAGACATTGAACTTTTGTCTACTCGACGTTTTACCGTTGAGGAAGTTTGTCGCTTCTATGGGGTTCCAAGTGTATTGATTAACGATACCAGTGGTTCAACTGTTTGGGGTAGTGGTATCGAGCAGCTTGTAGAGTCATTTTACCGTTTTGGATTGCGTCCTTATTTTGAGCGTATTGAAGAGTCAGCAAGGTTAAATCTATTAGACCGTGTTGACTGGGATACTTACGAGTTTGAATTCAAAATTAAGGACTTGTTACGTGCCTCTATAGCCTCTCGTATTGCTAATAATAAAGTTCGGATTGAAAGTGGCCAGTCCACAATTAATGAAGTACGTATCGAAGAAGGTTATGCACCTGTTGAAGGTGGAGATAATTTAATGGTTGCAGCTCAGTTATTGACGCTGGATCGTGTTATTGAGGGGCAACGAGGTGGACAAAAAAATGAGCCGTAATCATTTAAATTTACGTGATGCACAAGTGCAAAAGCCGAATGTCCAAATTCGGCTTTTGCCATTTTCAGATGTCAAATTAAGATTCGATGAAAATCAAGACAAGAATTCTGCATTTGAATTTGATGGATATGCTGTTCGTTGGGAAAGTATCAATTCACATGGTGAACAATTTGTGAAAGGAGCTTTTACAGATTTTATTAATGCGGTGGCAGCTGGTGCAATGCGATGTCATATGTATTACAACCATGGCCATCGTTATGACTGGATTAGTCCTGAATTTGCGATGCGCATCGGCAAATGGTTGACACTTGAAGAAGATGATATTGGTTTTAAAGTTTCAGGACGACTTACACCAGGTTTGAGTCTTGCCAAAGATGTACGTGCAATGCTTGAAGATGAAACGATAGATGGTTTGTCGATAGCATTCTTTTATCCTGATCCAATGGACATTGAAGATATGGGCAAATTTGTTCGTATTAAACGAGCGAGTCTATATGAAATCAGTGTATGTGATGAACCAAGTGATCGAAATGCGCGTGTGTCTGATTCTGATATGCGAGATATTCAAACAGAAACAGATATGAAGCTTTATCTTGGACGAAAGTTCCATCTTGATGAAGCAGCTGCATCATCCTTAATCCAACGTGTTCAATCAATTGGCCAAGATCAACCAGCGCCAAAACAAGATCCTTTTGCCTGGTTAGATCAAGTTTAAATTTTTTTAATGAAACAAACATAACCGCCTTAACTGGTGGTTTTCTTTTTTAAAAGGAAATAATATGACTGCATATCAAAAACGCCCACTTGCAGGTGCAAAGCAAATTTTAACTCGTGACGAAAACGGGAACCCACTTGATACGGCATCCGCAGAGTTAAAAAAGCGTTTAAAACAATTAGATGATTTAATTGAAAGTCGTCAGGCGCAGTTAGCTAATCTACCTGATGATGCTAAAGCTGAACTTGAAAAACGTGCTACAGAAATTAATAAGCTCGTTGCAGATATCGATCAGATCAAAACTGATTTGGTCAACCAAGCGAAAACGCGTTCCGAAGATGAGCAGGGTGGTATTGCTGCAATTTTAATTCGTAATACTGAAGCTTTAGAAATTGCTAAAACAATGCTTGAAAAGCGTCAGAAAAATACTTCTGTCTCGTTTGATGGTATTAAAGCACGTAATATCGTGACATTAGGTAGTCTTGGTGAGAATTACCAATATGCAAAAAATGATTTAAATCGTGTGCCTTTTCAGCCATTAAGTCTGGTTGATTTGATCAATTGGGCACCATTAACCAATGACATTGTGACTTTATTGCGTGAAACAGCATGGGATTTAATGGCAGATATTGTGCCTGAAGGTGAAGAAAAGCCTGAATCTAGTCTCGAATTTGGTCCATTGGTACTGAATGTTGGTGTGATTGCGCACTGGATCAAAGTATCAAATCAAGTTTTAGCAGATATGCCAATGTTGGCAAGTTATATTGAAAGCCGTTTAGCCTATGGTATTCGCTATAAACTTGAATACTTTGTGGTTAATGGGCACATTCCAGCAGCAGGACAACCTAAAAACTTTAGTGGTTTGATGGAAGCTGGAAATCACGTCACAGTTACAGTTGAAGCTGGCGATACAGCACTTGATGTATTGAACCGTGCAAAATACAAGGCAGCATTATCATTCCTACAACCAGAATGTTATGTGCTTAATCCACAAGATTGGGGCGTCATTGAACGCTTAAAGGGTTCTGATGGTCACTATTTGATTGGTGTTCCTACTGGCACAGGTGTTCAAGCTTATTTATGGGGGCTACCAGTTCGTTTTAGTCCTGTTCAGAAACCTGCCAAATTCTGGTGTGGAAATTTATCTATCGGTTTTGATGGGTATATTCGCGAAGATGTTGATACTCAAGTCTCGCTTGAAGATGGTGATAATTTCCGTAAAAACTTGGCTACAGTTCGTTCTGAAATGCGTGCAGCGGGTGGGGTTATTATTCCTGATGCAAATGTTGCAGGGGATTTGCCTAATGTTCCAGCAGATCGAGTTGCACCAGTATTACCAGTAGTATTGGTTAATTCTGCAAAAGAATTAAGTGGTACAGCTGAAGCTAGTGCAGTTATTAAAGTTCGTGCCGCTAAAGGTGGCCTAATTGGAATTACATATGCTGATAACGCGGGTGCCTGGTCAATCAAGCCGAATCCATTAGCAGTTGGTGAGGTTGGATCTGTTACAGCAACAGATGAAGCTGACAATATTTCTCAAGCTTTATCTGTTACTGGTGAAGCGTAATAATTATTTAAAAAAGCAGTCTTCGGACTGCTTTTTTTACCTCTTTTTATGTCAATAAAAGGCTTTTTTTATGAGTGACTTAATTACATTAGAAATGACAAAACAGCATTTGCGCGTGATACATGACCGTGACGATGCATATATTGAGTTATTGATAAAAGCAGCTACACAGAACGTACTGGATTTCATTGATTTTTTAGATTGGGATGCAGTTAAAGAAAAATACAAAGGTGCAATTCCTGAAAATTTATCAGTTGCTGCATTGTTGATTATCTCTGACATGTATCAAAACCGCGCATCTCAAGCGGATGTTAATTTATATGTGAACCGCGCATGTGAAAACTTGATGTTTCCATCACGAAATATGGGGGTCTAAATGCAACCAGGTAAATTAGATAAATTGTTTGATGTGCTTGAACGAACACCAGAAAAAAATTCTGGTGGCCAAGTAAAACAAGAATGGAATGTAATTGGTCAATTCTATGGTGGTGTTGAACCTATTAGTACACAAGTATTCACACTTTCACATACACAAGGATCAGCATTGGTCTGTCGTGTTGTGATGCGCCCTGATGATTTTCCTGATTTGAATGCAGGTCATATGCTTAAAGATGTTGATACGAATCAAATTTATCGTATAGATGGCAAATTGCCAGTAAACAAAGGCAAACAGACTTTGATGTGTAGCATAGGAAAACTCTAATGATAGATGTTTCTGTACGAGTAGATGGTTTGGATGATCTAACTCAACAACTACAGCAATTGGAAAGCTTGGGTAAGCAAAAGCAATTAACACAAAATGCACTTTTTTATGCATCTAAACCTATGCTAGATGAAGTTAAGGCTTTAGCACCTAAAGCTGAGAAGGCATATTACAGATATTGGAAAGGTAGGAAATCAGATGATTATGCAGGTAAAGAACGTAAATTGGTCAAACCTGGTAAATTAAAGAAATCCATAAAAAGAAGAAGAGTAAAAATTGAAGGTAGTGCAGCCATAGGGATTTATGTCGGTGGTACGAAATGGCTAAATGATCCGAACTACTATGCTTTTTATTGGCGGTTTTTAGAATACGGAACGCCAAATTTACCAGCGACTCCTTTTATTCGTCCAAGTTTCGATAAACATAAAGAACAAGCCGTTGAAAGGTTTAAAGAACGATATCGCGAGTATGTGAACAAGATTACACAGCGAAAAAACTTAGAAGCAGGTGTTTCAAATGCTAGCTAGTGAAGCAATTTATCAAATATTAGGTTCAATATTTAATGATCGTGTAGGACCAAGTCCATTGCCTGAAGGTTTCGATAAATCAGAAACATACATTACTTATGAAGGAATTTCATCAATGCCCTTGATGACTGTAAAAAATTGGACAGGGCATGATCACGTGCGAATTCAAGTGAACGTAATGAATCACGATAATATTGAATGTGAAAAGGCTGCCATAAAAGTAAAGCGAGAGATGGACAGTCAATCCATTATTAAATGTGAATTTTTAGGTGAGCGATATGCTGGATTGGATGTTGAAACCCAGCTATGGCAGATTCAAATTGATTTTTATATGTGGCAAATAACTTGCTAGGAGAGGAATTATGTCTGGTTGTGTAAATGGATTGGTAGATAGCCAAGGAGTAGGGTTATTTTTTCGTGTTCCGGGTGGCTCACCAACAGGACCATATGTAGAGGTAGGAGATGTTACCGATATCCCCTTACCTGCACCAACTCGAACACTCGATGACGTTACTACAGTTAAATCCTTATTTCAAATGCAAGCAGCAGCTGGAGTTATTACCAGTGGAAATCTTGCTGTCGAAACATTGCAAAAAACTGGAGATGAACAGCAAAAAGTTTTAATGAATCACTTTAAATTAGGCACATGCCTAGAGTGGAAAATTGATTTAGGTGATGAAGAAAAAACGACTTATGAATTTTGTGGGACTTTGAGTAAGTGTGCCCCTGTACGAGCTGCAAACAAGAAAAACCGATTGCAATTAGAAATTGGTATTTCTGGTGAAGTGGTTCATAAAGAAAATGATGTTGTGGTTACAGTTCCATAATTTTGTTTTTTATTTTCTATTTACCCGCTTTAAGCGGGTTTATTTATTTAGAGAGAAATATCATGACATTATCCGTTACTTCAGCTTTAGCTACTGCATTCCTTCAATTGGCAGAGAATCCTGTTATTGAAGTTCATAATATTGATGGTTTGGGAGATATTGGTATTAAACAACTAAGTTTGGCGGCTCAACAAGAATGGGCTTCAGCTGGTTCAGGCTTAGGTTTAGTAACACTTCTTAAAAATACAGTCTGTGATCCACATAGTGGTGATCTTGTTCTAAAACAACTACCTGATGAAGAATTAAAGAAATTACCTTTGCCAATACTAAATAATATTGTTGAAAAAGTTTACAAACAAAATGGCATCGCTATGTCCGGAGATAAAAATAATCAAAGTAACGAATCTGTTGAATTAAAAAACTCACAAGCCGACCAGAGTTGAAATTTTTATTTCAATTGGCTTGTCGGCTTGGTATGACAGCAGGTGAATTGCAGCAAAAAATGTCGTATGTAGAATTTAAATATTGGCAAGCATTCAATTCATTGGAACCTTTAGGGGTGACCAGAGAGGATATGATGCAAGCGAATATTGCAAAAACCTTAGCTGATATTCATGCGCCTAAACATGATTTAAAGCTCGATAGTTTTATGATGTTTAAGCAAAAGGTAGAAAAAACTAAGGCTGAGTTAATTTCAAATTTAAAATCATTTTTTGGGAAATAGGTGAAGCCTGTTTAAAATCGCTTGAAAAAATCATACTAAAATAACTTTTTTAGTAGTTTAATAACCTTTCTGGTGCTTTGTTTTTTGTTTTGTTTTGGGTTACGCTAATTCTGCACTAGCAAAATCTAGTGTTTGGATTGGTCTCCAATGTATCCCAAGTGCATAAACCGCACTTAAAGGTGTGTCCATAATGGACATACCCAATAATTGCGGTTTTTTATGCATCAGCATCGCTGCGCCTTTATGGTGGGGCATGTAAGAGTATCGAAAGATACGCTGTAACCTTGGGAACAGTAAGGCCAATCTTGCATGTCCTGCCACCTTAATTGATTGGTCTCAAAAGGTGGTGGATTCTCTTTATTCCTAAGGAGTATTCATCATGAATGCTAAAATTCAATTAGTTAAATTTAATCATCATCAAATTCCAGTTTATTTTATAGGTGATGAGCCTTATGTCGCCATGAAGCCGATATGTGAGAACATTGGTTTGCAGTGGGAAGCGCAACGGCAAAGAATTAAACGTAATCATGCCCTTAGTCAAGGTGCCTGTATGATAAAGGCACCTTCAAAAGGTGGCGAACAAGAAGTTTTAACTTTACCTATTGGCTACCTTAACGGCTGGCTATTTGGTATAGATGTAAATCGAGTCAAACCTGAAATCAAAGATACCTTGGTGAAGTACCAGTTAGAATGCTATGACGTTCTGTATAAGCATTTTATGCCTAAAGCTGTAAAACAAATTGATCATCGCCAATATGTTTCTAAAAAAGAGCATGATGAGATGGTTTTAAAATACCATCGTTTATTTCGGACCTATGATGATTCTATCGATGTTTTAAGAAATCAGGTGCGTCAAATGGAAACCAAAAACCGACGTTATGATATTCAACAACATCAGCGGTCTGTAACAATTGAATGGATTAGCCAAAGTTATAATATCCCAGTTGATATTGTGATTGAGGAACTTGAGATTGCACAATTGATCGAAAAGCGCAATCCCTATGTTAAAGGCGCGCCTTTGATTTGGACGCTTTCACCACGTAATAAACATATGGATTTCGTGATTATCGACAGTATTGTTGAAGCGGGGCAGGCAAAGGATCAGATAAGGCTGACTGAAGATGGTGCTTTTTATGTGAAGCAACTTTTGCAAAAACGCTTGAAGTTATAATTCTGAAAAGGCTATATTCTAACCTCTTTAAAATAATTAAGGGGTTAGGATGGCAATACATCCTTGTAAAGAATGTGGCGCACAAGTTAGCGACAAGGCAAAGAATTGTCCTCAATGTGGAGCTAAAATAGTTAAACAAGTTCCGAGCTGGATTGTTGTAGCTATCATTTTTATTGCGTGTGCTTGGGTATATAGTTGTGTTTCTGACAAATCAAAAAGTAGTTCTCAGGTTAGTGTTAATAGCGCAAGCCAAAGTAAGCAATCAGAGGAACTAAAAAAAGAAAATTGGGAATATTTAAATAAGAAAGACGACATGCGTGATATAGAGACAAAATTCGCTTTTAATGAAAGTTTAAATAGTGTGGATTTTGATTTTCCGTATTCAGGGGGATCTAAACTTACATTAATTTTAAGGAAAAATCCTAAAAATAGAGATGTGATGTTATCAATTTCTAAAGGTCAGTTTATATGTGGAATAAGTGATTGTGAAGCTCAATTTAAATTTGATGATAATCCTATCAAATCAATCACTATGTCCGAGTCAGATACTCATAAATCTGATACATTATTTGTCACTTTTGATAAAACTGAAGATGAAATTATTAATAAATTAAAATCCTCTAAGAAACTTGTTGTTGAAGTTAAGTTTTATCAAGAAGGTGCTAAACAATTTACGTTTGATGTGTCAAATTTAAACTGGTGATTACCAAAATTCTGTGACCAATCTGTATTGGATTATTAATTAAACATACCTCGCTAAAGCGAGGTTTTTTTATGGATTAAATTTATGTCAGATATATTAAGCCGTGTTCAAATTTTGCTTGATGCAAATACAGCACGTTTTGAGCAGAATATGCGTAATGCCCAAAGCACATCTACAACCACCTTTACAAAAATCGCAGATGGCGCAAAAAAAATGGCTGGTGTCGTTGCGACTGCGGCTGTCACGGGTGCAACAGCTTTAGTCGCCTATGGCAATGAGCACATTAAAGTCATTGATGAATTAGAGAAGTATGCCTACCTATCTGATGCAACTTTTGAAAATTTTCAACGTCAAGCTATTGGTGCAAGTGCTTTAGGATTTGAAACAGAAAAATTAGCTGACATGTATAAGGACTTCAATGAGAAACTTGGGGAATTTAATACCAATGGTGGTGGTGGTGCTAAAGACTTTTTTGAACAGGTTGCTTTAAAGACTGAGGGGTCATCTAAAGCAGCATTGAAATTGATGAAAGATCTTGCAGATTTATCTGGCCCTGAAGGTTTGGAACTTTATGTAAAAAAAATGCAAGAAGCAAATTTATCGAATGAGCAAATGTCGTTTCTTTCTGAAAGTATGGCATCAGATTTAACTGGATTATTACCTCTATTGGTAAATAATGCTGAAGGTATGCACCTCTGGGCAGATGCTGGTGAACGTGCAGGTGTCATCATTAATGATGAAACAAGAGAGGCTGCAAAAGCTTTAAAAGTTGAAATAAAACTTTTAGATATGCAAATGGAAGGTGCAAAAAATCAGGTTATGCAAGCATTGCTTCCAGCTATGGTTGATATAACTTCTGCTTTTTTAACATCTGAGGGTGGAACAATTTCATTAACTGGAGCAACTGAAACATTGGCAACTGGATTGAAATGGTTAGCTAAAGTCGGTCTGGGAGTAGTAGCTGTATTCGATATAGTTGGAACCACATTGGGTGGCACAGCAGCAGCAATGGCAAGTTCAGACGTGCGAGCTGAAGATGTTATTCAAGATTTAGAAAAAAAGATTGCTGGTTATGGCGATAAATTTGATCGTATCAATGGTGAAGGTGGAGTTACTGACTCCCAAAAGAAACGGTTGATTGAAATTGAACAAGAACGCGCAAAACTAGCTGGTTCAACTGCTAAAAATTATCAAGCACAAACTCAAGGTATGAAAGATTTTGCAGATAAACAGGATGAGGCAGCAAAAAAAGCAGGTAAACACGAAAAAGCTCAAAAGGGGGTAAATAAGACATACGAAGATGCTAAAAAGCTTTTATATGATTATGGTACCGAATTTCAACGAATCGATTATGATTTGAAAAATGAGTCTACTTTAATCTATGGTGCTGCATTAAAATCGGATGCTAAAGCAAGAATGATTGCTGAAGCCAAAGAAATTAGCGATGCACGTAAACGAGTGTATTTACTTGAATATGAGAAAGATCTTGATTCATGGAGTTGGAATGAAGATCAAAAATTACAAAAAACATTCGATATGGAAAAAGCTAAAGTTAATGCAATCAAAGGAATGAGCAAAGATGAAAAAAAACTTCGTAATGATTCTCTAGGTGAAGCTCACGAGCATGAGATGGCTTGGCTTAAGCTTGAGCAAGCACAAAGGTTAAATAATGCCCAAGAAGCTTTTCAGACAGAGATGCAGAAAATTACTTCTAAATATGAGTTTGAACGTGAGCAAATTCGTTTAAATATGTCTTTATCTGGAGAGGATAAAAATGCACTTATTGGTGCTTCTGAACGAACTCAAGATTTAGAGAATGATGAACGAAGAAGAAGAGCTTGGAATGATTTCCAAGATGCTTCTGGAATAGATACATCTGCTGATGATGCACAATCAAATCGTAATGAAGCATTTAAACAGGCTTTTGAATGGCAATTGATCACTCAGGAAGAGTATCAAAGTTTATTGCTCGAAAGTGAAATCAAATACCATAAAGCCAAAGCAGAAATAGGTTTAGCTTCTGCAAGTTCAACAATGTCTAATTTGACAGAACTATCTGGATCAATGCTTGGTGAACAATCATCTGCCTATAAAGCAATGTTTGCAATGTCTAAAGCTTTTGCTGTTGCAAAAGCTTTAATGAGTGTAAATGAAACATATTTGGAAACATATAAATCAGTGTCTATGATTCCATTGGTTGGTCCATATATAGCACCTGCAATGGCGGCAGGTGCTGTAGCGGTTCAATTGGTGCATGCTGCACAAATTAAAGATGTTCAATTAGGCGGTATCTTTCATGGTGGGTATGATTATGTACCAGAGGAAGCTACCTATTTGCTTGACGAAGGAGAGCGAGTTCTTTCTCCACGTCAAAATAGCGATTTCACTGAATTTCTTCAACGTGAAAATGATGGTCAAACTGGATATAACTTAACTGTTAATGTCCAAACTTTACCTGGGACTACAGCAGAGGTATCAATGCAAGATGGCCAACTCAATGTCCAAATGATTCGTAAAGAGATTGACGAATATTTACCAAGTCAAATGAGTCGAGCTAATTCTCCAATTTCTCAGGCATTTAGTACTTATTATGCAGTTCCAAGAGTTCGATAGGAGTTAGTATGGATCGTTTGATGATTCCTGTATTACTTCAGGGCTATTCATTTTCTCCAGGTAATAATTTGCGCGAACAAAAACTTGAAGGAGGTATGCCTCGTTCAGTTATTAAGTTTGTTGGAGCTGTGCATTCAGTAAATGCTACGATTGCTTGTTTAGATGAAAGTTATCAGCAGTATTTTTGGGCATTTTGGCGTCAAAACCAAATGAAAACTTGGATTTGGGATTTGGTTTTAGATAATGGGAATCTTGAGGAATGTGAATGTCGTTTTACTTCTGATAGCTTGCCAACTGAGTCCAATCGTGGAAGTGAATATCTAAGATTGAGTTTTCAAGTTTTGGTTATGCCTAAAATTCGAGATCCTAATTTTGACCGTTGGTTAATTGATATGTGGCAAAATGGGAAAATCAATGAGATCAGAGATTTAGAAAAAATTCCGAATGTCTGGATGCCTGCTGCAACGGGGGTGTAAATGCAAATTTCTGAAGATATGCTTAAAGTGCTTGATCAATCCAATGGTCGATATGGAATGATTGAGTGTATTGAGATCAGTCATCCAAAGTGGCCATCCGTTCAACGTTTTGTGACCAATTCAAATTTGAATCTGGTGCTCAAGCATGAAGATGGACAAAGCTTCGAATATGCTTTTGCACCGTTGAATATTTCTAAAACTGCTGAAAGTGGCAACTTGGATCAAGGTCTAAATATTAAAATCGGTGATGTTGGGGAGCTAATACCTGACTTGATCGATTTAATACTTGATGATGAAGATATTGAGTTGCCAAAGGTGAATTATCGAGCTTATTTTATTGGGCAATATGATTCACCTGTTGTTGTTGCACGTGCGTTAGATTTAGAAAGTATTACAAGGGATTGGAAAGGTTCTGAGTGTGAAGTTGTTGCACCAGGACTGAATGATAATGGCAACGGTGAAGTCTATTCAGCGAGCACTGATCCGAGTTTGATAAGTTTCTACTAATGAATGATTTATTTAACTGTGTCTATGACAAGCAAAGATTTCACTGCGTTCATTTCGTGATAAAAGCTGCTCAATTGCTGTATCAAAAAGATTATTCATCCAGTTTTATTGGTTTGACTGATTCGCTTGATCAGGCATTGCAGACATCACGAAATACAGTGATTCAAAATAAGCGTTTAGAAAAGCCAATTGATGGTTGCATCGTCCTGATGACCTACTTTAACGGAAGCTCACATTGTGGGCTTTTTTTTCGTCAACGAATTTTTCATTTGTGTGAAGCTGGAGTACAGCGGATCACATTAGAGCAAGCAAAACCGATTTACAAAAGGATTCGTTTTTATGAGCCAAATCTTAATCATACATAATGCTTTAGATCAGCATGAAAACGAAACGATTCATTCTGATAGCGTGTTGAAAACGTTTCTAGAGATTCGTGTCAAACATCCGCAGGCACGTATCTTTAAAGGGCATCAGCCTTGTGCTGAAACAGATGTGACGCCAGCACGTGATGATAAGCAGGCAATAGCACGACTACTTGAATCTAATGATGATTTTTCAATTGTCACTTATCCTGGTGAATTTGCTTCAGCTGTGACTTGGATTGCGACAAAGCTTTTGGGCCAAGCGGTTCAATCTTTGGTGAAAATGCCAAAATTGAATAATGGTGAATCTTCAGGATCAAGTAACAACAACCTATCCAATCCTGAAAACAAGCAACGAATTAAAGAACGTGTACCTTATATATTAGGTGGACCAAAAGCGATTCCAGATTTATTTGCAAATCCTGTTCGATATTTTAAAGATGGGATTGAGGTTGAAGAGTTGTTGCTTTGTGTGTGTGAGAACCCTGTAAAACTATCAAATTTCAAAGAAGGTGATACGCCAATTCAAGAAATTTCAGGCAAATCAATCACTGCATATGGTTTAAATCAAAGCATTATTGGACCAGATAACATATTTAAATGGGGTGATACATTTACTGATCCTCCATTGGTGGCCAAACAAAATAATTCTGTGAATGGTCAAACTTTGCTTTCACCGAATTCAACACGTTCAGAGAATTCAGATATTTATTTTCAATATCCAAATCTGATTAAGTGTCTAGACTCAAGTACAGTTGATGATTTTGAAGATTTTAATATCAATGAGACGATTATTATTGAGGGAGCCAACTTCGGTATAGCTGACTTAACAATTACTGGTAGTGTTCAAATTGATAATGTCGCAGAAACAATTGCGATTAGTTCTACACAAACAGCAGCAGGCTATGCGGATTATCGCAAAATCAATATCACCGCAATGTTAATCACTGATCCAGTGAATGGTCAACTTGATTTGGCTGGCTTATATGACATTGAGTCCATTGAATATAGCGGTGGTATTTACACTGTCAAACTTTTAAACCCAACAGATACCAATACAAATTTTGCAAATTTGACTCAGGTTGCAACAACCAACATGAGCGCAAATTTAACAGCCAATACCGAAAACATCTATTTAGATGGTGCTTATACTGTGTCAGGTATAGACCGAGCAAATAAGCAACTGTCATTGGTTTCACCTAGTGCAGTGAATTCGGATTGGGATAAATTAGCGGATCTCACAGGGCAACAAACTAAAACAGCTCGAATAAAGTTACGTGGTGGTCAAAATAATTATGTAGGCTGGTTTACAACTGACTCGCCACTAGCGAAAGGGCTTTTGCTTAACTTTCGGGCAGGTAATGGAATTTATAGGGGTTCAGATTCTAGAACGGTGACGATAGAGGCAGAATATCAGCAAGTGGTGAATGGCACACCAACAGGTACAATTTTTAAAAAATCCATCTCTTTGGTGGGTCGTGGTGGAAATCGGGATGCGATAGGCGGCTCAATGTGGATTGATTTTACATTCACTGGAGCTGTTCGTTTTCGCGCACGTCGAACCAATGACAATGGTGATCATGATGACCTGGTTGATGAAACCAAATTCTATCTGGCATATGCCTATCATAAACTTGAAAAATTAGTTTATGACAATCGGGTGCTTGTTCGTGCTCGGACTGTAGCAACTTTAAACGCGACTAGTCAGGATTCAAGACAGCTCAATTGTATTGCTGAAAGTTTGGTCTACACCTATCGAGACGGCATTAAATCATCCGAGCGTGTTACCAGTCGTAATATTGCAGATCTTGCGATTGATGTTGCATTGCATCCGAAAATAGGACGTCGAACAATTGATGAAATTGATTTTGAGCGAATTTATGCTGCTGTCGATGAGCTGACTGCATATTTTGGATCAAACAAAATGGCTGAGTTTAACTATACATTAGACAGTACCAATACATCATTTGAAGAGATTCTGCGGATGATGGGATTTGTGACAGGCTGTCATGATCGACGAGTCAATCGTAAAACTTATTTTGATTTTGAAAGCCCTGAAAGCTTGCCAATTTTGCTGTTTAATCATCGAAATAAGCAGCCGCAAACAGAAGTTCGTACTTATAACCTAACTGTTGAGAATAAGTATGATGGCATTGAATTAACCTATGTTGATAGCGAATCTGGATGGATTGAAAAGACTTTAAAACTGCCAAATGATGCAATCAATAATCCAAAAAAAGTTGAAGGTACTGGCATCATATATAGCCAACAAGCGCATATTATCGGCTGGCGTGAGTGGAATAAACTTAAGTTCAGTCGAATCATTGTGAAGTTTGGTGCATATGCTGAAAGCGATTATGCGTTCGTTGGCGACAATATTTTGACAACGGATGATGTACGTTTGGGAGATTGTACAAGTGGTGAAATTCGAGCTTACAGTGGCTTAGAAATAACAGTTTCACAGCCATTTAATTTTGATCAATCAAAACAATACCTGATTCACTTACAAATGAAATCAGGATTTATTGATGTGATTAAAGTGAGCCAGGGAATTGATGATTATCATTTTTTACTTGAGCGTCCACCAGTTGAAAATTTTGTGATTGATGGTCAGGTTAAAACAGTTTATTCGGTCACGACGGATCAGAAACTGAATGCACAGCGTTTCATTGTATCCAAAAAATCAGCACAGCAGATTTTTGAAAATGAAATCACAGCCTACAACTTTGATGAGCGTTTTTATCGAAATGATAAAGACATCATAAACAATTTAATTTAAACCAGATTAACCACATGCCCTGAATAATCAGGGCTTTTTTATGGGGTATAGAAAATGCCAGGGATTATTGATTTAGCAGATGTTGAGCGTGATATTGCTGACATTGGTAAAACTGTAAATGAGGATACAATAGTCAATCCGCGCTCAGGATCAGATTATGATTCATTACCAAAAGTCGTGCGTGAAGCAAAAGCCAACATGGAGACAGCAACAGAGACAATCGTTGCGAGCACTGAAATTAAGTCAACTGAATTCATGAATGATTTGGCTACACGCTATTTAGCTTTATCATTGAAAGGTGACTGGCAAGCTGCAACAGCCTATGTAGTCAAGGATTTAGTATTTGTTGAAAATATTACATATATCTGCCTAGTCGGACATACATCATCATCTAATTTTCAAAATGATTTGAATGCTGGTAAATGGTTTGTTTACCAAGGTGCAACGCAAGTCGATTTGCAGAATTATCTACCCAAAACTGCTGAATTTTCTCCTGTCTTAGGTTCACCAGTCCGATTTAAATTAAATCCGATTATGGCCAGTTTTTTATATGGTATTAGTGATCCAATTCATAAGGATGATGAGCTAAACAACTTTCGCGGTTTAAATAACCAAAACGCTTGGCATGAATCAAATATTGGTATTGGTGGATTTGCTGTTGGAAGAAATAATGTTCCATTTGCGTATTTATCTAATGCTTTTGGTCATGATTGCGTAGCTTATGGTGTTGCCTCGATGGTTGGTGGGGCTGGTTCAGCCACTGGCAATCCAGACGACCCTAACGAATCTACTGGAAAATATGGGTATTGTGGATTTGTATGGGGTAAAAATACACTTGGTCCTGGACGAATCAGTAATGCGATGGGCGAGCTTTGCAAAGCAATATCAAAATTGTCCTCAGTAAATGGTTATAAAGCGATTGCAGGACCTGCTTTACCTGATCATCCAGATTATCTGCCTGATGGAGCTGAAGGTGTAGCAGCACGTGCATATGGTTATGAGGTTGAAGCTTTTGGTAACTTTGCTGTTGCAATGGGCGCTTTTCTAAAAGCATTTAATGGTGCAATGCTCATTGGCAAGGGGGCGATAACTGAAAAAGGCATCTTTGAACTTATTCTTAGTAAAAGAGGTGTTGGGATTGGTTATAATGTAGATCTCCCAACAATATTCTGTAAAGAAGGTCCAGGTGTTGAGGGTGCTCATGCTTGGGTAGGATTCAATACAGATAACCCTGTGTCTAAATATGATCACAGACTTGAGCAATCAGATACAGTAAGTTATACGATTGATGCTCAAGGTAGTAATTCAACACTTGTTGCTTTTGAAGTGAAAGGTCTACTTGCCAATGGTAAATATGGAAGTCTACATAATGTGATTGTTACGCATACCAATGCAGGGCAACCTTATGGAATAGTTCAATACAGATTGAATGGACAAGAATATCTTACTGTAGATCAGACTAGAATACCAAAATTCACCAAAGAAGTTGAATCTTTACTTGGTTTCATGGTTGCTGGTGATCGTGTCATCGGCGGTCAAATGCCTGCAATCGCTGATTTGCCTTCAACAGCCACCTTAGAGGACGTTATTGCAAAAGTTAATGTATTGCTTGCAAGCTTAAGAGAAGAAAGTGGTCATGGCTTAATCGCAAAATAGTTCTTTAAATTTAATGGCACCCAAGCGGGTGCTTTTTTATTGCCAAAAATTAGGGGGTATCAATGGCAGATAATCAACAAATTGTAGAGGCTTCAACAGGTGTGGCAGCTAGCAAAGTCATTACATATGGTGGTAGTGCAAGTGGAGCTATTACTGCATGGCTTGGGAGTATTGATCTTGCGTTTTGGTTCAGTATTTTGATTGCGATAGCGGGCTTAATCATGAACTGGTATTTCGCACGTAAGAAAGATAAACGCGATGAACTTGAACATAAAGCATATTTGGAAAGCTTAAAGGATAAATGCAATGTCAAACAAGACTAAATATATAGTGGTGGGTCTAGCAGCTTCAGCTGCTTTTTTTACGTCATTAATTAAGTATGAAGGCTATGAGCCAAAGCCTTATTTAGATAGCGCAAAAGTAGCAACAATTGGTATTGGTTCAACTCAGTACGAAAACGGCACAAAAGTCAAAATGACTGACAAGCCGATCACTAAAGAACGTGCTGTTCAGATTGCAAAGGCTCATATCGCAAAAGATGAAGTTGCTTTTCGTAAGTCGTTGCAGGGCGTGAAGCTTACTCAGACTGAATATGATGTGTATCTAGACTTTGTTTATAACTACGGTCAGGCAAATTGGAACGGCTCATCAATGCTTAGAAATCTCAAAGCAGGGCAATACAAACAAGCATGTACTTCATTACTTAAATATAAATACGTTGCTAAGCGCGATTGTAGTATCCGCTCAAATGGTTGCTATGGCGTTTGGACACGGCAATTAGATCGATATAACAAGTGTATGGGGGTGCAGTAAATGCCAATAGCCGATATTGTATGGAAGTATAAAAAATGGATCGCAATTGCGGTCTTTATTTTTTTATACCTGGTGCAAATTGCTTATACAAATCATCTAAGTGGAAAACTTCAAATTGCTGAACAGAAATGTGCAACCAAGGTTCAAAAACTTAAAGATGATCAGCAAAAGGCATTGGTCGAAAAACAAAACAATATAAACAAAGTGAGCGCAGATTATGAGCAACTTAAATCAGAACAACGTGTCAAAGTCGAAACAGTTACACGTGAAGTGCAAAAGATCATTGAGCGTCCTGTTTATAACAACGTTTGTATTGATGATGACGGCTTGCGCAACATCAACTCACTTATCCCCGACGATTCCAGCTAATCTGACCGTACCTTGCCCTAAACTCTTAAAACTTGAGTCTGGGCAGGGAAAAGAAATAACCCTATGGATCATTGATACTATCGCAAAATACAATGAGTGTAGTGCTTTGAATGATGCGAAGAATAAAGCCCTCAATTGAGGGCTTTATTTTTTGATTAATTTATAGATTAATCTTCAACAGGCACTTCAAAACTCATAATAAAATTTTTATCAGACTTTTTATAAAAAGTAACATCCGTTCTGCCGTAATTTTCTAAATCACGCTTAGTTACAGGGTCGAATTGTCCAATATCCATTTTCTCTCTTATATACTGACCTAATAGTGATATATCACCGACTGTGGTGATGGCTTTTCCATCTGTTTGCTGTCTAACACAATTGAATACTTTATTGTCAATTGTCGTAACTGTGAAATGTTCACCAGCAAGCGGGAAAAAGCCTGTATTTTGTTCTTTTGAAGGTAGCGGAATATACATTTCATCCCCTTCACGGTTGTCTCGCTGTCCCCAATTGGGTCCAGATTTTTCACCTGTTTCATCACCCGTCTGCTTAAGTAGGGTTAAAGTAAGATGTGGATAATTATTAAAAAGGTCTTTTTCTTCCGGAGTCATAGTATTTCTCTTAATTAAACTAATGAATAAGAGGCTTTATACTACACTCAATTTTTTCGTATTGTTCATTTGCCAAACACTTAAATAAACTTTCGATTATAATTTGCACACCTTTACTTGGAACAGCCATACCAATTTGCTTTCTAACATTTTCTTTTGATCCGATGAATTTGAAATTATCAGGAAAAGTTTGCAATCTTGCCCGCTCTCTATTGGTTAAAGCTCGTGGTTCACTCCAGTGATACATATGAGTACCACCTCCACCACTGCCTGTTACTGTGTATGCAGGCTTATTTGGATCTAATCGCTTATAAATCTGACTTATTTTTGCGCCCTTAACATTAAGTTGGAGGTGAGATGGTATATCCGCTGTAAATGCATTTTCACCTGGCTTGATATATTTCAATCTTTCAATCACAGATTTTGTATGTGTTGTATGCTCATTATTATCAGCAGACAATGGGATTGGTGGGTTTTCGATTGCATTACGACAAGTTATATCTATGTTTTCAAATGGTGCGGGTGATGGTGGGTAAAAACGGACATTAATATCTTTACGTATACCTATAATTATTATTCTTTTTCTTGCTTGAGGAACACCGTATTTATCAAATGAATAAAGATGAGGATAAACTGAATACCCAGCTTTAAACAGATCCTGTAGAATTTTCTTTAAAGCACCTTCGTCATCAGATGATGATAATCCTTCAACATTTTCAGCTAAAAACCATTTAGGCTTAAATTCTTCAAGTACTTTAACACCATACTTGTAGAGTGCACCAAACTCACCATTGATACCTTTTTTCTGACCTACAGCACTATAATCATTACACGGGAAACCAAATGCCAATGCATCAATATCGGAAATAGACTTTAATTTTTCAATATCAAGTTTTCGAATATCTTCACATATAACAGATGACTTGTTTCCATCACATATATTTTCTGCATAAGTATTACAGGTATCAGCATCATAGTCTGTTGCCCATACATGCTTCACTTTAAATTTATTGTGAAGAGCTGATTTAGCACCAAGCGCGATTCCTCCTGGACCACAGAACAACTCACCTAGTTTGAAAGACTCAATGTTTTTCACAATCTGACCTAAAGTTTACCAAAAAATACAAAAGCAGCTTAGCAGCTTTTGATTAATCATGCAAACTATTTAATTTGTTTTGTAGTATACATAGTGCTGTCTGTATTGATGCTGATGGGTTGCAGCACATCAACTCGCTTATCTCCGACGATTCCAGCTAATCTGATTGTACCTTGCCCAGATCTCCAGCAATTAGAAGATGGAATGGGGCGTACTTTATTGCTTTGGTCTGTTGATACGATTGCAAAATACAATGATTGTAAAGCTCGTCATTTAGCAATAATTGAAGTATTAAAAGACTAAAGCCAGCATTCTTGGACTAAAGCATTTTTATAGAAAGATTTTTTCCAATTCTTAGCAAGAAGATCTTGGGCTTCTTGCTTTGATAAAAACTTATATGCTTTATCTTCATCATCAGTCCAAGAATAATTTGTTGTTACCGCAGTATCAATATCTGAATAATCATCATAGTTGTAATGATTTTCTTCAGTAATCGCTAAAAACAAATTGTCCTTTATAATTCGAAATGCCATAAATAATCCTCAATTTGATAATATAATATACAAAAACAAGGAATGTAAACAAATAACAATAAAGTTAATTATGTTATTGAGTTTTAATGAATTTATTTAATTTTTTGAAAATAGGCTATTTATTAAACAAAATATTTTTTTGTTCATAATCTGTCTAATAAAGTCGTCATATTAATGGTTTATCCACATAGTTATCATCATCTTGTAAATAAAGAAGAATTTTATAAGTATTTGTATATAAGGTATTTATAATAAATTGGTTTTATTAAAAATTGAAAATGTAAAAAAAAGAACTGTTTATAGATAAAACATTGTTGGAATGTCAATATTGATTAAACTGGTAAAAACATACAATATGGTTGAGAGTTCAAGGTTAAAGACTAACTTTGGAGAGGGACTGCTCTTAATCTAACCGTCTAAAATCAAATTAAGAGCAGTGTGTTGAAAGTGTATTTCTACACTATCTAAATATGCTGATCTTGATGTGCATATTTACTCTTGTACTATTTAACAGTATAGGGGAAGTAATATCAAGTGATGCTCTATTACGGAGAGCTACAATGAGTACAGTTGTATTCTATTGTTTGCAATTTATCAGCTTGTTAGCTGATTTACTGCAAATCGCTGATTTCATCCTGAGATAAATAATAGACCGCCTTTAGAGGCGGTTTTTATTATTCATTTTAAAAATAATCTTTCCAAAAATTGCCACATTTTTTGCCACAGATATTTAATATCTAGTGATATACTATCAACTATAAAAGTTTTAACTTATTGATTTAAAACATCATTAATGTGATATAGCTTTATTGATTATTGTGAAAGTGGGTTCAACTCCCGCCATCTCCACCAAAATTCAATTCAGAGAAGTTTGACTGAATGTAAAAAAGCCTTTAAGTTCAATGCTTAAAGGCTTTTTTATTTGCCTGTTTGTCCGATATCATCCGACTTGATTTGACCTAATTTTTGCCTTCTCTGGGTAATTATTGGGAAAATTTACCCAATTATTTTAGTCTAGATAAAAGGTAAATACTGATGAAGCTTACCGATACAGAATGCAGAAAAGCACAGCCAAAAGAAAAACGATATCGCCTTTCGGATGAGAATGGTCTATCACTTCTCGTAACGCCATCAGGGCAAAAATACTGGAACATACGCTTTACTGTTCTTGGTGAGCGTAAGTCAGAGTCACTTGGTCAATATCCTGATATGAGTTTAAAGAAAGCAAGGGAGCTTGCACTTGAACTGAAATACAAATATTCCAAGTCAGTGTTGCACGAGGAAATTAAGCCATTTTTTAAAGAGGTAGCAGAAGATTGGTTTGATAATCAAAGAGAAACTTGGTCATCCAAACATATTAGTAATGTGCGAGCATCTTTGGATGAGCTTTACCTTGCTCTCGCAACTAAGCGTATTAATCAAATTCAAGCTCCAGAGATTTTGCAAATCATTAAAAAGATCGAAGCTAGAGGCTCATTAGAGGTGGCTAAGCGTACTTTGTCTCGTTGTAGTATGGTCATGAAATATGCCATTGCTCATGGCTATCGATATGATAATCCAGCGAGTGATTTGATCTATGCACTCAAGAATAAAAAAGTGAAGAATTTGGCTTCATTATCAGAAAGTGAAATGCCTGAATTTTTAAGAAAAATTAAAACTTATCCATCAGATGCTCAAACTCACCATGCAATAATTATGATCATGCTTACTGGTGTTCGAGTAAGTGAGTTACTGCAAGCACGTTGGGATGAATTTGGTCTGGAAGAGCGTAAATGGGATATCCCTGCTGAAGGTAATACTCCCATTTTTAATTGA